GTAGCGTATCAGCAGCATCATCAGACACAACCTCCCACGCTTCCTCAGCAGTAGGATAGTTTATTATCCCTCCGGGATACCACACGTCTGCAAATTCTCCTGCAATAAACGGCCCTATTGTCGACCCTACTACTGATCGGAGTTCATGCCCAGGTACATTCCCTTTCGCCACTTCAAAGAAAAACTCAACAGAACCAAAATTACTCATCCTATGCCCCACTCACCAGATAATGCAGAATATTTGAGGTGTGGAGTGTCATATCTGTTCCAGACAACTAGTTCATTCTCGCCATTAATAGGGCCTAATATTCTCACTTGATCCCCTTTAGTCCAGACAATAACTTCTTCACCATCGACAGGTGTAGGGTTTAGATTAACTATTGCTGGATCTGTATTATTACATACAACACGTTCAAATCTTGTGGTGGTATGCTCTGTCTCTCCTGCTTGCAGCTCAACATCAACAATACACTTAAACTCTAAACTGGTAACTCGCTCTTCAAGCAAAGTAACCCGCTCTTCTATCGTAGCGACTTGATCAATTATCTCTCCAGTGGTTTCAGATAAAGAAATTACATCCCTATATTTGGCCAAGTAATCTTCTACGGCTGTCTTATTCCATTTTGGGTGTATGTCTTCCACATCTTTATGCGTTACAAGCAAAGGTGAGAAATCTTGAACTAAGTTAACCATAAGTTATTCTTAACCCCGAAAAAGCCAGCTTTGCATTACTTACCGTTCTAACCCTAAAGCCAATATAATGCGCTACGTAGCCAATACGCCTATTAATAAACCTTGTTCCGTAGTTTGCTTTAGAGCCGTATAGCTCCCACTCTTCATGGTTATATACAAGACCGTCATAAGTAATAGAAAATGCTGTTGTTATATCTTCGTTAGCAACCTGAAACCCTGGAATAGTATCAAGCTCAAACTGATCAATGCTCATTGTTTCCAAGTTAAGAAATGGCGTATAGAAAATAGTTTCAACATCTTCACCGTATTGGCCGCCGATTGAATTATCCAGCCTTCCAATCCTAGAATCAAAACTATCACCGTAAATCCACGATGAAACTCTAGGATCAAAAACACCATTAGCCCCGCGCCACTTTGTTTTATTAGTAACTCCAGACTCAATAATAGTCCATGCAGCCGACACCCCTAATGCCTTAGAGATTGTTTCATTAAAAATTAATGTCTCGTTGGGCAGTCTAACAATAATAAATTTATCTCTATCTTCAATTCTAGACTCAACAACAGAACCAGCTAATTCTATATCTGTATACTTCGCAATAATCTTGTCGACTTCCCTTGTCGCTATTGACATATAACTGCCGGGACTAAGAAAGTGGACGCTAACAGCCTCATCATGGCCGCTACCTAAAATATAAAACCTGCCCTCCATCTCTGCTTTGCAATGCGTACCAACAATCCCACACTTAACCGCTTTTTGCCCTAGCCGCTGAAAAGCAAAGTCATCAGTCGCCCGGTTAATAAACCATTCAGTAGTATACCGATTAAACGCTAGAACCTGATTATCACTAGACTTGGCAACACCTAAAGTTGGATCTGGGGAGAATTCAGAGGTCGCAAATTTTAAAGGATCAATACTAGACTCGTCAGTAATATCAGTATGAAATAAGGTTTCGCCATCCGTAAAAAAATAATATGAATCAACCCAACACACGTCTATCGGTGTACCTAAGTCCGGATCTGTTACTTGAACTAAACTCACACCGTCATATAGCCAAAACTCACCATTAGCCACTATAGCTTGAGTGTTGAAAGAGTAGGCTGTCATTGTGGCCCTATCGCTGCCAAGAATATCCCCTCTCTCAGTAGTAACTCCCTCTGAATCAATCGTTATCAGCTTATTACCAGATAGCCGGAAATGCTCTTCTAATCGCTCATTCCAGACACCCCCTCTATCAATTCCTCTGCCTGCCGAATGGGTTGTTAAGCCAGAGTGAGAGGTTAAATAACCAGTAGCACCAAGAATAGGCCTAGCCACAGCGGTTAAGTTGACCGGCAAAGCATCTCTATACTCAGCATTTTTTATACTGTCCCCTTTTATAATTGGGGCTTGTAGTTCTGGCATATCTCACCAAATAGTTAAAACGAAAACACCAAACCTGAAGACTGGCACTCATTAATAATAAAGTTCTTTTGAACGGTTAATCTATCTGTTGAGTTTGTTTTTGTGGCAGTAATGCAAACCGTATAACCGCCAACCTTTTCAAACGTTAATTGGGCTGAAGCAGAGGAATCACCAAAGGAATCGTTCGTAATAGTTATACCTGATCCAACCTCCTCCCATATTACAGTCTCTAATATTTCATCAATTAACCATGTTGAAAAGTCATGCGTATAGTTAAGAATATCGTCCTTAAATACTATTGTTGAGCCCTTGTTATTTGCTGGCTCTGAATAAAACTTTCTATCTCTATAATCCCATTCATTGCCACTACCGAAAGGTAATGTTGGCGGGTTTTGTGCTTCTGTAACTTCAACCAGTAAATGAACTATGGCTCGCCTTCCTGCAATGGCTGTTACCGCTATTTCTCTAGGTACTATCTTTCCATAATGACTGGCAAGCTCTAATACTAATAGCTTTTTTAGTGGGCCAGCTAGTCGAACATCAATTCCTGAATTATCAGACGGATCACTACCGCCATATTCAGAAGGTTGCTGCCAGTTTATATCCAGCCCCATAGCTTTAAGTTCTAGCGCGTAATCATCAGCTACCTGTAAGCCAATCTCGAAATCATCAGCCCCGCCAGGAGAGGTAAGGCCGCTAATTCTCATCAAACTAAAAGTACCGTTAACTAGCTGACCTTTCGTTACCATTGCCGACTTCCCTTTTTTGCCTTATGACTCTTGGCTTTTTTATTTTTGAAACGTGATCCACAAACCCGTCAGAAAAGAAATCATCACGCATCGACGGTTTAATCACGCACTGGATAAACCCTAAATCATTTTTAAAATACTTAAAAACTGTTATATGTTGGTCATTCATAATTATACCTTAATATACAAAAAAGGAGGCCGAAGCCCCCTCTTTTAAGAAGTATCCGATTAGATACCGTTCATCCTAACACCCCAGAACGGGTTAAAGCATGCAAAGGTTGGCAGAATATCAAAGCGATACCTGTTCTTATTCGCAACACCATCACTGAATCTATGAACCCGGATAGACGAACCCTTATGATTCATAACCGTTGAATCCAGAGCGTGAAGCTTAGGAAGCACAACAGAGCCAAGCCCAACAAATCCTTCACAGTATGCCAAACCATGCCGATAAGTTGTTGAGACTGTCTCAGGGATTGTCACTGAATCTCCAGAGGTTAGCGCTCTATCAACAGTGTTATAAGCAGAATTGACACCAGCCTCAAAGATTGCAGCTCCAGATACAGAAGCAACAATATTGCCGCTACCATCAGCGGTATAGTCCTCAAGCACCGTTAGCGTTAAAGGAACAGCAACACCGCTCTTCATCACTGTTTTACGGTTGCGCATATTGACCAAGTTGGTAGCAGGAAAAGACAGCGTGGTTCCAGCTTTAAGCGTACCAGTAGTAGCGGTGAAGCCTGCAAGAGTCAGATTCATGCGATAGGTATCTTTATAGGCTGTATAGGTTGCTGCCGGTGTAGCGCCCAAAGTGATACCTGTAACATCATTACCGGAGACATACTGCGGCAGGTTGTTAGTAGTAAGCACTTGAGTTAAGCCTGCAAACCCCTCTTTAACAACAGCATTAGCCCATGCAGCATTCACATTAGGGTTAACGCCTAATTGTGTTTGCAGATTAGCCAGCACCGTTTCATCAAAGCAATCAATCGCACCGTAGCGCTTACCGCTTGGAGCCCCGATTTCTTTCAATAGTGCTCCAGTGTTAGCAACATCACTCCATGCAGCAATGGCCTTGTCAGGGTCGCCAGAAGTATGAGCCGCATTTGCCGACATGAATGTTGATAATTCAGTCTCCAAGTCGATCACCATATCCTCTGCAATCGGCGCTAATAGTTGATCTAGTTGATCAGCTTCAAGCGCTTCTTCAACCTGAGTATTTTCTACATAAACTGTAATGTAGTCTGATACTTCAGCTTGTACCTTACCTGTTCTGATAGGGTTAACACTTGCGGAAGACAGATCGCCGTCACTTGTCCTCTGCGGCACATATTGAGTAGGTCGCTTCATGGAAACTTGACCATCACCACCACCTGTTGATGCGTCAAAATCATTAACTAGCTGCTTTGAAACAGTGTTAGTTAATACAGTGCTAGACTCGAAAGCCTTAGCAAAGCTTTTCAACAGTTTTTTATTGATATTGCTTTGAAATTCATTAGCCATGATTAGGCCCCTTAATTAAAAGTTGTGCCGGGGAATAGTTTCTCGAAATCATCTTTTTCAAGACTACCACCTCCAGAAAACTCTGGTGTGGGTTCCGGCGCATTAGATACTAATGGCGTTTTTGATAGCGCTTGAGGTTTAATCTCGTTTGCAATCTTAATGCCTGCCTGTACAGGATGCATTCCAGCGACTTCATGTAGTAACGTAGGGTTGTCATGTAGAAACTCTACAATCTTCCCACCGTTAGC